GCATAATCTTCTAATGACACTCCTAATTTTTTGGCGATAGCAACTTCAGAAGGGGTGAGACTGATAGTTTTGCGACTTTGTTTTACACTTCGCGTCGCCGACGCTACTGTCTGTGTAGGCTTTGTCGATTCACCTTTTATATTTATATCATTAGTCTTATCAAATTTATGCGGAAATTCAAGTCTCATTCTTTTATCAATTTCAGCATAATATTCATCAGATTTAGGATCATATCCTTCCTCATCAACTAGTGTTTTGTGTAAATCAAAAGCCGTATAAGTCATAGCTTTATCAGTACCAAACCATCTATTATTAGTTGCCCAAGACTCTGCTTTTGGATCTACTTCTCTAACAGGTTCTGGTTGTCTAGGTTGATAAGTTGGAATTACGGTCTCATTTCTAACAGCTTTTTGTTCTTCTGCTATTTGAGAAAGTTCCTGTAATCTAACTTCTTCATAACCCAATCGTGATATTTCTTTTTGAATATCTACTTCAGCATTAACATCGCCAGCCTCTCTAGCTTGAGCTAGTTTAGACTTTTGTGCATCTAAAAGGGATTGGATTTTACTTTGTCTATCTTTCATAGACGATGTTTCTAAAGAAGAGTATCTTTTTGATACCTCTTCCGCTTTCTGTTTTTGCAATCTTGCAAATTCAATGGCTTCATCTCTTTGTCTTTGAGCTTCTCGCCACTTGCCAGTTAACTTAGCTATTCTTCTTTGAACATCTTTACTATAGTTTTCTAATTCTTTATCTTTCGATTCTTTCTGATCGTCTTCACTTTGCTCCTCGCTGCTCGCTTCTTGCGGCTCGGGGCTAGTGTCTTGCTCCTTAGTTTCAACTTGTTCTTCAGTTTGAACATCGTCGTTTAATTCGACTTCTTGTCCTGGACCTGAAGTATCAATGTCAACCATAGGAACATCTTTTTTTGTTTCTTCTTGCATAGTTTCCTCCTATGTTATATGTGATGCAACACAGATTCTGGATCTTTGATAGTACCCAAAACCTCGTCGTCGTTTAAGATACGGACTTCTCCGCCTTCTATTGGTAAACGTGATCCTGCATATCTTGCAAAAATCACCCAATCTTTTTCTTTACACCAAGGGCCACTTGGAAACTTATCTTTATCTTTGTAAGCTTCTGGGCCTATCTTTAGAACATAACCACAGTTCACTGCAATTCTTAATCTGTCTAAAGTTTCTTGTGCAACAATAATTCCACCTTTAGTTTTATCTTTAGGTGTAAAAGGTAAAACTAATAATCTCCAACCCGTTGGTGTAGGTAATTGATCTTGAATTGAATCCACATTAGTTTCATCAATTCTTTTACGTTGTTCTAGTTTATCTTGTTCTTTATATTTTTCTTCCAATGCAAATTTAGTCTTCGGAACTTCCTTTGAACCGGATGATGTTTGACTCATCTCTTTCAGTATCATCTTTTTTATCCTCCTTTGGATTTAGCAGGTTTGATATTTCCTGATCTATTAATTGTAAGGCATGCGCCTGTCCTAAAAGATATTTATATTGTTCTATATCTTTTACTCCACCAGCAACCATGGTTTCACCAATCGACTGATAAGAATCTCTTATACGTTTTCTAATTGTTGGAATAAATGTTTCGAGTGTGTAGTGTTCTGCCATTTAGCAATTCCATTTTCTAAGACTTTTATTAATCCTAGAATCGGGATCGCGTGCAGTTTTTGCAGATGTTAATCTTTTTTTCATACCTGTCATACGTGCGCAGAACGATTTTCTACGATTAGCAGCCTTAGAACCTTTCTTTAATTTAGACGGTTTCGTTGTTACAGCTGTACTTAATTTAGATCCAGGATTAGCCGCTCTATAAGATGCAATCCCTTTTCTATTTAAACCACCGCTAGGTGATTTACCTTCTTTTCTTTGCCATGCAGCAGTTCGTGCCATTATTAACCTTGTGATCTTTTTATAGCTTTTGCTGTTGGTGCGCCTTTAGTTCCCGGTCTTCTCATCTTTTCACCTGAACCTGCAGCGATTCTTTTTTTCTTTTGCTGGATATTATACCAAAGACCTTTCTTTGCCATTTTTCCAGATTTTGTTTTATGGTATTTACTAACCATTATGAACTCATTGGTTTTCTTCTTTTAAAAGCAGGTTTTCTAAAACCACCTGATACAGGTCCAGTTCCTTTTGGATCTCTTGGTTTTTTTAATGTAATATTCTTATCACCTACATTTAAGTATATACCCATATCTTTAGGATTTCCCAACTTTTTATTTTTTAATGCTGGTCTTCCTTGTTTTAGTGGTTTTACTTTTTTTAGTGGTTTTACTTTTATTGGCATTAGTGTCTCGCTTTCCCAAATCCTTGGATTTGTATTGTTTGTTTTTTACCTTTTGGATTTCCTACTTCATCAATTGCATTGTCTGCTTTAACTTCAGCAGGTCCACCTATTGAAAATACACCTCTACCTTTTAAGACATCGGCTCTAGTTACTTTTCCATCACCAGTTAGATCAGGAAATGATTTCTTTTTATTCATAATTAACTCGCTGTGTTTTTTACTTTTTTAGATTTTGAAAAAGCAATATTTTTCTTTTCCTGAGGAGATACATTGCCTTTTACAGCTTCTGTTCCTTTTTCAGGGTTGCCTTTTATGAATCCAAAACCAGGCACTTGTTTGTTAAATCTTTTATTTGCCATTATTTTTTCCTCCGTTAGTTTTGATAATGTCCGTTGCTTTGATTCCGTATATCGCTGCAACGACTGAAATCCAAAGACCGGTTATCCACCAAGGCATAGCAGATAATTTCTCAAAATACAAGTCAAGTTTGGCTTCAATCTCTTTGTCTTCAGCAAAAACTGCGTACGCTAAGACCGCCAATGGACTTGACAAGACTAAAAGTACAAATTCGTCCTTCCAGTCGCCTTTTTGATTTTGAGAAATCTGTCCACTGTACTCAATTTCTCCGCGTTTCATCTTTTCAGCATGAACAATTCGTGCTTCAGACATAATTATTTCAGATTTTTTCTTATTTTTGTAAATTTCAGCACCAGTTTTAAGTGCAGTGCCTATTATTGACCATGGAAACATGATTAATTCCTTTGATTTCTTAATTTAGCAGCTAAAATTGTTTTTTCAATCGAAGTATCAGCTCTTAATTGTGCTAAATCTTCATTTTGTTGTAATTTTTCATCAGTTTGCATCTGATTCATCATTGCTTTCATCTTATTTAGGTTAATTTGCTCGTCATCAACCTTTTTCTTACGTGCATTTTCTTGTGCTCGAATGTCTAACTCTCTTGCTCGTAGTTTTGCAATAGGATCATTGTCAAATTGTGACGTAATTTCTTTTTCTTCCTTCATAAATTCTTCCATCATCTCTGCAATTAACACAGCTTTTCTAGCTTCAATCTTTTCTGACAACATTCTAGCTTGAATTTGCATTTGTTGAGCCATTTGTGGGTTCTGTTGCATCATCATTTGCATTTGTTGAAGCTGTTGTATTTCATTTTTAAATTCTATTTCAACTTGTTCTTGAGCCATTAATGAAATGTGTTCAAAAATATTTTTTTCTAAACTTGCCATAACAATTGGATTGTTTCTTGCCATGTTTGTTGCCATAAAATTTAAATGTGCCGTCATGTGTGCTCTATGATCTTGACCAGGAAAAGCTTGGTACGGTTTCCCTGCTAAAGCATCGATGTGTTCTAAAGCAGGGTCCTTTGGTTGTGGTGGTTGTGGTCTAATTAAAACAGTGTCAACATCTTTGACACCAATCGCTTCATACATGTTTCTGTATGCTTGATACAAATTATGCATTTGGGGATTTGACATTGCCAGTTGCAGTTCTGTTTGCGCTAAAGAAATACGCTGTGTCTGTGAGAAAATGTTAGGGTCAGCAACTGGCAGTATATCCACTCTATCATCAAAGTCTGATTGTTTAATCATTTTTTGACCCCCAACTACATCGTATGGATATTCTGCAGGTAAGTATAATCTAAATACTCTTGATAAAATTCTAAATTCATTTTTTAATGCTGCGTAAATTCTTTTATGAATAGCAGACATTGTTCTACTACCTCTTTCAAGCAATGCTACAGTCGTGCCCACAGCTGCTTGTTGATTCCCATCCCCTACTTGCAGGTCCGCTATGGAAGCGAATCTTTGTCCTGCATTTACCACGACTCCCATAAGTTGTAATAAGGTTTGAGAAGGCTCTTTAAATGGAAGAGTCATAAAAGCATCTCTTATGTTTCCTCCTGGAGCATCTACATCTCTGAATTCACCAGGTTGTATTGCTTGTGCATCATCTCGAATTCTGATTCCTCTTTGTTTGAAACCAGCCGGTAAGTTAGATAATGTTCCGGCATCTAATAATTGTCTTAATGCTGAAGTTGCAGTTCTTGATAATCCACCAATCATGTGGATTAAACCAAAACCATAGAAACCTAAACCAGGTAAAAATTTGAAATGTACAAAGTATTGTATCTTAGATTTTTTTGGATCGTTTTGTTCGTAGTTTCTTCTAATAGATAATATCTCTCTAGAATTTTCTTCGATGGTTACAATGTAAGGTAGTTTAATTCCTGTTGGTTCACCATCAGCACCAATATCTTCAAATCCTTCTAAGTCTAAATTAACATGACATTCTAACAAAGTAAAAACATCATCATCTCTTCCAGTTTTAACTGTGCCTTCTAATTCTAATTCTTTTTTCTCAACTTCAGTTAAGTTATCATGACCCGCTTTTAATTCTACATCTCTGTAAAAACCTGCGACTTGTTGTTTTCTTAATTCGTTTTCAGAAATTTTAATTCGATGAATAATTGCTTCCGCATCATCTAATGAGGTAGCTGTGTACGGAACAATTAAATCATCTGCTGGAACAAACTTAGATACTGCTCGTTCCAATAAATCATCATAATAAACTTTTTTAAATGAAGAACCTGCAAGAGGTAAATAGAATAACATTTGATCAAACTCTGGTTCGTATTCTTTCATCTGATCCATCAACTGATAGTTCATGAAATCTTTTACACGATTTGCTTGTTGAGTTTTTTCTGGAGTTTGAACTCCAATGATTTGAGTTCTTACTGGTCCAGTGGCTGGGAGTAACTCTTTATAAGCCAACGCCTGAAACTGAGTAACTGCTTCAGCAAGTACCGGATGAGTGGCACCCGAAGCACCGGCGAACGGTTCCGTCCTGTTTTCATATTTAAATCCCAATAGTTCTAATCCTTGAGTATAAGATTTTTCCCAATCTTTTCTAGAACTTTTATAGTCTTGATAATTTTGATATAGTGTTGAAGATAAATAACCTAACTCTCTTTCATCTACAAAATCAGCTAAGTTAGCATTAAAGTCTGTTGCTTGTGATTGTATTAATGATTCTGGATCAAAGTTAACATCAACCGACCCGTCTTCCATTTCAGTAATTTGAGTTTCACCGGGTTCTACCTTTTCAATTTCTTCAATCATTTCAACTGCGATATCGTCAGTTGTTTCTTCAGGTTGAACTTTTATGTTTGGTAAAGCTTTGTCTATCTCTGCCATTATTTTTTTCTCCAGATTGTTTGACTGTTTTAACAGTATTATACGAAATATTCAAGCCCTGTGAACTAGGGCCTCTTTTAGGTGGTGGGCCACTCTTTTTACCTTTAGAATACATTATTTAATTCCTAGTTTCTTTTTAAAATCTGGAGATAATCTATTTACATCATAACCCATATCTTCCAGTTCTTTTATAGAAACATTTTCAAAACCAATGGTATCTTCAATCAAATCATCAATGCCTTCTATACCTTCATCAATGTCTTTCATCTTACCATCAAAATCTGATCTAACTGTATATTCATCATATTGATCAGGAACGCTTCCGGTTGTTTCATCTATTTTACCTTTAGTCAAAGTTAGTTCTTGTTCTTTGTATCCAGGAAAATCAGGATCTCCTTTTATAACTTTAAGTCTTGTATCCCCTGTATTTAAATCTTCTATTAATTCATAATCTGCATCGGATGTTCTATAATTATAAACTTGTTCTTTTTCCTGAGTTGCAAATCTCTTACTTACATCATCTCCGTACTGTTTTATTTTTTCTACCATTTTAAAAAAATAAGGTGGTATACCTTTTACTGCTTCTACTGCAGCTGGAGCTGCTTTAGTTAAAGGTTTAGCTAAATTAAAATATTTACCAATTACAGGAACTGCTGCAAGTGCACCCATAATTTTCATAAACTTTCTTTTACTTGGATCAGGTGGAGTTCCATCTGCAAAACCTACACGGCCACCACTAGCTAAAAATTGTTGCGGTATTTCTTGTGGTTGAAATCTTTCGCCTAACATTAAATCTTTTAAACTTTCAAAACTGCTAGCTCTTCCTTCAGCTCTTTCAGCTTCTTCTTGTTGTCTTTCAAGTTCAACTCTTTTTAAACCTTCTTCATATTCTTTTAATGCTTCTTCTAAAGACATTTTAGATTCTACTCTTGGAGTTTGAAAATCAGTATCTAAACCAGAAAAGTCTTGTGCAATTTGTTCATCCATCTCAGCTTGTTTAACTACAGATCTTGCTTCTCTTTCTTCAGGAGACAATGCAAAGATATCTTTCATAGCACCAATTCCATCAGTGCCAATTAAATTTCTCTCTAAAGTTTCCATAACTGTTTTACCAGATTTAAAATCATTATACATTCCTGAAACAATTAAAGGTGTTGCAAC